TGGGGAGTGAAGTTATTTAAGTTTAATTATAAAGGTTGTGAATATGGTATTGGATGGTTGCCATTGGGTGGCTATGTGAAAATTGCCGGAATGATTGATGAATCAATGGATACTGAACAAATGGCAGGTCCGCCACAACCACATGAGTTTAGATCAAAACCAGCTTGGCAACGGTTAATTGTAATGCTAGGCGGTATTTTCGTAAATATAGTTCTGGGTATTTTTATTTTTTGGATGATGACCTTTAAATATGGTGAAGCATTTATCAGTAATGATAAGCTGGTTCAAGGCATTGTTCCCGGATCTATCGGAAAGGATATTGGTCTAGTTGCAGGAGATAGAATTACAGAAGTAGATGGTGAGAAAGTAGTTCGTTTTGATGAATTATTGAGTTCGAAAGTCCTGATGGGGGGCGTTGATCTTACTGTAGAACGTAATGGGGCAATAAAGCATATTGCAGTTCCGAATGATGTTTTGAATGATGTTGCAGATTTTGGCAGGGATGAGTTTATTACAGAGCGGGTTTATTTGAATGGGATTGCCAATGTTCAAGAAGGCAGTGCTGCTGATCAGGCAGGACTCTTAGCCGGAGATAGTATTTTAACTTTAGCAGGAACACCCGTAAAGTTTTTTGATGAATTTCAAGCTACGTTAGCTGCAAATAAGAATAAGGAAGTGGGTGTTTTGGTTAACCGTAATGGACAAGAGATTAACCTGCAGGTTAAAGTTCCGGAAGATGGGATTTTGGGAGTTAGTATACCGTTTAATTTGCCTGTTGAAACTGTTCAATATAGCCTTTTGCAGTCTTTACCCATTGGTGCTTCCAGAGCATGGGGTTCATTAGTTGATAATGCAAAAGGACTTGGAAAAGTAGCTACAGGGCAGGTTAAAGCAACGAAGGCTTTATCCGGGCCAGTTGGTATAGCAGAGATGTTTGGTGCAGAAGTGAATTGGGTTCGTTTCTGGACGTTGGTTGGTTTGCTTTCTATGGCATTAGCTTTAATGAATTTATTACCGATTCCTGGTTTAGACGGGGGACACACGATGTTTTTATTAATAGAGATGATACAAGGGAAGCCTATGAGCGATAAGTTTATGGAGAGAGCCCAGTTGGTAGGTTTTGTGATAATCGTTGCTCTGATGATCTTTGTAATGGGTAATGATATTTTTAAACTGATTCAAAAATAGTTGAAATAAATTTTGTTGTTGGTCGATTAATAAATACATTTGCATCCCTAACAAACAATGCCCAGCTGGCGGAACTGGTAGACGCGTCGGTCTCAAACACCGATAGGAAACTGTGCCGGTTCGATTCCGGCGCTGGGTACACATAGCGATTACGATATATAAACACATATTTCGTAATCGCTTAAAAACCGCTCTCAATGATTAGAAAGCAGTTATCTGATAGGCTACAGGTTAACGACTGAAACAAGTTAGTACAAACTTAGTACAAACTAATTTTCAGCTATGTCAAACCTTAAGAACGCTGTAGCAATGTTCACCTTTTCTTCTAAGCTCTGGTTTAACACCAGCTCAAAGGCTATCTCTAAAAAAGATGGATATGTTTCTTTGTATTTGCAGGTTTATATTGGCAAAAAGGGGCATTCTGAAATCGATGAATTTCGAATCAATTTACGCTGGCCACCTGACAAGATTGACAAGGATGCGTCTGAGTTAAAACCTCGTTTTCCAAAGGATCCTGATGTAAATGACTTTAATCTCATTATAATGGGGGAGAGGTCTAAACATAGTGAGATTGCTAAGATTTACAGATTGTCAGATAAGAAGCTCGATTTAGAAAGTTTCAAAAGAGAACTTAAGCTTTTTGATTACCGAAAATCTCTTGTCACTTATATGGATAGAAGAAGGAAAGAGCTCGTTAAGAAGAAAGAAATAGCAGAACAAACTTATAAGAATATAGGAACCACGATTAAGGCAATCAAAAGATACCAGGAGTTTGTGAGGTTTGACGAATTGGACAGCAAATGGATGGATGGGTTTAAATCATGGTTAATCAACAAAAACTATGCTGCAGGAACGGTATGGAGCAGGATTAAAGACATTAAACATTATTTGAGATTAGCTAATGATGAAAAAACTATTCATGTAGATCCAACCGCTTATGAATATCCTAATCCTGAACCTCAAAATATAACGATATTTTGTAATCGAGATGAAATTAAAAGGCTCATGATGCTTAATGATCCTTCGTACTTAACTAAAACGGAACATGTTGTTTTAAGAGCCTTTTTGTTTACCTGTTTTACGTCACTTCGTATTTCTGATGTATACGTAGCAGGAAATGGCATGATGATAACAAAAAACATGTTGACCTTTACTGCTCAAAAGAATAGAAGTAAGAAACCAAAACGGATTCATATCCCTTTGATTCCAATAGCTAAAACTCTTATCGATGAAAGCCTAAAATCATTCTTTGATCTTCCATCTACTCAAGAATATAATCGAACTCTTAAAGATTTAGCCTTTAAAGCTGGAATTAATAAAAAACTCACATCTCATGTTGGTAGGCATACTTTTGGTTATTTATATATGACCTCTGTTGGAAACCTTTACGGTTTAAAAGAAATCCTTGGTCATACAAAAATTGAAACTACAGAACGATATGCACATATTGATGATGAATATCAAATGGAGCAGGCTATGTTGATGCAAAAGGGCTTTGAAGGTGTTTCAAAGGGAAGATTGAGAAGTTATGAAACTGTTTAATCTTTTAACAATTATAGCAAATATGGACCCCTTTTGATAAGCTTGAGATATCCGATTGTACTTTTTATACGGAATTATGTAAAGCAAGTCTTATCTAAGAGTAATGCCATGTCAGTACCTGACTGATTGAGGATTGTATTTTTCATTAACTTTTTAACGCAATTGCAATCAATTTGCGGTCAGCTGTTTAATCAAATTTCAGATTGTTAACCCTGCAAAAATCAATAATTAACTTCATTAACCTTAGATGATTGTATAATTTGAAGGACGAGATCCACTATTTTTATTTTGTGTCCGGGGTTTTTGTTGTTCATCCATCAAAACATTATCAACTAATTGAACAACTGACTTCTTTTCGAGTAAAGTTCGTACCAGAATTTCCGTTTGGATTAGATCTCTGGAAGTATTAACCAAGGTGTATTCAATTTTCTCAATAATTCCAACCAAGAAAAAATTCTCTTCACTTATAAAGCCGACCTTTTGATTTGTATCAAGTTTCGATAACAAATGAGTAGGAATAGACGCTGTTAACTTTATTACCTTGCTATCATTCATAAAAGCAAACCAGTTGCCATCATTTTCACTGAATTCTACAGGTTCTGCTGTCGGGTAATACTTATCATCTGAAACCAACTTTAATCCGGAATATCTCATAAGCAATAAAGTGGAATGCCTGGCTTCATCGTAAGGCGGTAACCACCGGCGTTCTCTGGGTCCCGGATCAGGTGTATCACCTATTGCCCTTCCAGTCAAATATGGCATGTGGGTTACCGGATAGAAATATCCATCTGTTTCATCGTCAATAATTGGTAAGGTGCTCACTTCAATTTCAATTCCTTCATCAGCTAATTTATAAGGGGCATTAACATCTTTGATCTCAATATGATTTGGTGGATTGTAATCACTATCTGCTTTTTTAGCTTCAATTTTATAAATCAACCTAGTAGGGATATTTACTGATTTAATATCAGAAACATATTCAGAAATATCAATATAATCTGTAGACTGGAGTAAAGAATTTGGTTCTTCAATGTTAGCGATCTTCTTCAAGTGATCAAAGGTGATATTCACCCTGAACCGGTCACGCAGAAACCTTAAAAACTCGGTTACGCTAATATGTGGGACACAATATTGAGCATTGGTGGTTGAGGCCAATGTAAATATTTCCCTGGCATATTGCAGATTATAAATGTACAGATCCTTTGTGTAATCGCTTGTAAAGAAACTGCCTGCAGGTTTAAAGCCAATTGATTCAAGTACGATTTTTAAAATGTAGTTCAATTTAAAATGCGAGATATCCCTCCAGGGTTTTGGGTCAGAAAAGAAAAACTGGTATTTCTGCTGGGTTGCATAATGATATGGATTTGAAAAGTATTCAACCGATTGCCCAATTTCTTCGTACTCTTCTGCTTTTTCAGTATTATGATATGTTGGGAAATAGGCAAATGGCCATGCTGAAGGATTTACAATAGAAGCTTGCTTATTTGCATAAACGATACTGATATCGGGACCATAATCGATCTGATACAGCATTGTTGTTTCACAAATTTCTGCAACAGCTGCATATCCAACTTTAAGTACAAATGATATTTCATCGTCTTGTATTGAATAAACGATATTTCCGGAAAAAAAAACTGTTCCATCGATAAAAACATTTACCGGCAATTCATAGTTATAGACAGAAGTTTCAACCAAATGGCCCGAATCAATAAATATTTTATTGTTATCAGTTAATGGAGCTTTACCCGGATATGTAATATCCTGGAAGAACTCAAATTCTTTTAAAAAAAGTGGATTGTTCCGTTCAATGGTAAGCATGAAGCTATCTGACAAATCTAGTATCAAGCCTTTTTCATTAATAATCTCTATCATTTTCTGCCTTGCATGTAACGTGAATATTCGATCTCTGCCTTTTTCTCTTCGAACGTCTTGTATTCCAATACGACCCTTAATTCTTTTATTTCTCGCAGTCTATTGTTTGTTTCGCTCATCAGCGCTTCCAGTCTTTCAAAATTATATCCGGTGGATCCAGTACCAGTTGAAACTTCTGTAGATCCACCTACAGCGAAATATCTTTTTTCCTGCCTAGCAGTTTCAAGCATACCGATGATATTGGCATACTTTGGTGAAGAAAGCATCCAGTTTGGAGCAATCCATTCCCGGCCAGCTTCACCTGCAACAAATGGCCGTCCGGATGCAGATCTGTTAAATAGAGTAGCCTTAGATACATAACCTGCAGGATCCTGATTTGAAAAGCCACCAACTGCATACTGAGGTGCTTTTTGAGAAGCAATTACAGCAACATTGGCAGCAGTTTGCGCTGCCAGCATTGCCGCTAAAGGTATTGCTGCAGGGAAACCCGGATTGATCCATAATTTTCCGGCTCCAACCAAACCATTAATGATAGCTTGAGAGATAGCAGCTCGCTGATCAGCTTTAAATGCCTTTTGCCTTTCCGCCCTGGCTTTAGCATCATACTTATCATTGATCGCTTTCTTTTGCGCTTCAGTTAAGTTCTCGTTTGATAATTCGTTTTGCCTTTGTTTTTCGATAGTGGAAAGTGCAGCATCCAGTTCTGATTTTCTGCGATTTTCACCAATTGAGAAAACCGTATCCGATATAAGTTTGGCACCTTCAACAGCCCAGCCATATTTTCTTTCACGTTCTTCAATTGCTTGCTGATTTCCTTTTTCTGCATCAGCTTTAGCCCATTCAGCTTTTAACTTAGTTTCAGCTTCCTTCCATTTAGCCATGACCATGGAAACATCAAGGCTGTATTCTTCTGCGAGCTTAACCAGTTCAGCATAATGATCTCGTATAGCCTGCAGCTCCCTTTCACGTTCAGACATACCAGCGAGCTCAATCTGCTCATATGCTTCTGCTTCAGCTATTGATCTTTTTGAAGCTTCTTCTTCAGTAACTTCTGTTGTTTTTTTAAGAAGGTTTATAAATTCAGCATTGTATTGGTCATCAAGCTGTTTAAGTAAATCTTTATTGCCATGCGCTTTTTCAGCCATGGCTGCATATTTCTGATCAAGCTGAGCGAGTTCCTTTTCAGCACCAAGCAATGAATCGATATAGATGTCATCCATGTTTTTCTTGAGTGCATTTCGGAGATCTTCCTGCTCTTTTTTAATCTTATCGGTTTTTTCATTTGCTTTTTTACCATTGCCTCCGGTAATAGAATCGCGCTCTTTTTCAAGTGCAGTAATATCAGATTGAAATTTTTTATACTGTTCTGCAGTTACGGATTGTTCAGACTGTAATTTTTTAAGAGTATTTATTTGTTCATCATACCAGGTAACTGTTTTAGCTGCAGCTTCATTTTGACCGTTAAGATCATTGTTCCCTTGGTAAAGAATCTCATTCCCTTCAGATGAAGTTTCTTGGCTAAATGCCCGGTGCTGTTTTCCTAATCCATATAATGTTTTATATCCAGGATCTTTGCCTGAAATAAGTTTTTCAAGTTCTTCGATCTGAGCGTTTATGAGCTGCTCTTCTTTACTCAATTGATCTAAATAAGGTTGACCTGCACTCTGACCTTTAAGCCCTCCTATAATCTCATTCCCGAACGCATATAATAAATTGCTTCCATACTTTCCGCTTTTCTTTTCATTAGCGATGTCAATCTTCCTTTCTTCAAGAGCCGTAATTTTATTCATTGCAGCTCTTGCCTTGGCTTGGTCCAAAATAGCATCGGTTTGCTTTTTAATAGCTACAGTTGCTTTTCCTGCCAGGATCTCTTCATCTGTATAATTTTTAAGCACATCAGGCATGATGTTCCGGATATCGTTAATTGCCTGGAGCTTTTTATCCCGATTACTTGTATCATCAGCCAAAGTCTTTTGAGAACGCTCGATGGCTAGTCTTTCAGCAACGATAGATTTTTCAGCATCTACCTGAACATCAAGTAATGCCTTTTGTAATTTTTCAGCATCTGAGAGTTTTCCGGAATAAAAATAGAGAGCAGCACCCAGGGCGGTTATTGCAGCAACTGCAATTCCCCAGGGATTTGTTTTCATGACTGCATTTAAAAGAAGCCATTCCTGCCTGGCTTTTTTTATGTTACCGGTAAGCAGTGCTTTTGCTAGACCTAATGAAGTAGTAGCAACGATATCCAACTTTTCAAGCGTAATGGTTGACATGAGGATCCGTAGAAAATTTACTTTCTCAGCCGTTGCCAATTTCGTAGCAATTCGATAAGCGCCCCAGGAGATGGTAGCTATCGTAAGTATCTTTATCAAATTAGAAATAGCATTTGCGTTTCTTTCTATCCAATCAATCGCATCGAGAGTCCCTTGAACTAAATCTACTAGAAATCCAGTAACTGCTTTATTTGCAGTTAACCGATAGAATGCTTTAGAAAGTTTATCAACCTTTGCACCTAAAGTTTCGTTCAGTAATGCATATGCAGCCGTAATTTCATTAGATCCTTGTAGTGCAATAGTAGCATCTTCAAACTTTCCCCGTATAAAATCAGAGCGTTCACCAAGTTTTGTAATAGTTTCAATAACCCGGACACCCTCTTCTCCTGCATCTTTAAATGCCACTGCAATTTCACTAAATGCATTTTTATTCTGAGTAAGCCCTTCAGCATATCGTAACAAAGCCTCTTCAGGAGCTTTGGCAAATAATTCTGTAAATTCTTTAACCGGTTCACCGGCAATCTTTGCAGCCCCAGGTAGATCCTGAGCAATTGTGATCAACAATTTTTGAACTGCAGTAGCAGAACTTTCTACACGAGCTCCTAATTCTTCAAGGCCTGCACCAAGTCCCATGGTTGCACCGGTACTCATATTAGCTGTTTTAGCGATACCGGAAACACGCTGAGTAAAATCTGAAATAAAGCCTGCTGTAGCTACACCGTCATTCGCTAATTTCACCATCGCATTACCGAGCCTGGTAATGCCATCACCTGTTACCTCACCTTCAAAGACATTCAGGATTTTGCCCAGCTGGGTGGTTATTTGATCAGCATTCCCCAATTCATCACCAAGAGCCACAACAAGCATATCGGTTGCTTTCACAAATCCTAGCATTTCGTCTTTTGCAACTCCTAGCTTACCAGCGATAACTGCTATACCTCGAAGGTCAGATTTAGAGGTCCTTGTATCGAGATCGGAGAAGCTTTTATCTAATCTCCGAACTTCATTTTCTGTTAACCCGGCAACACGGCGGATATCTGCTAATGAATCAGAAAGCTTAGCGTTAGCGGATATGATATTCTGAAACTGACTGGTAACAAACTGGAAACCTAAATAACCTGCAGCAAGCGTCCCAAATCGACCGAGCTCACTCCTCAGCCATCCAAATGCACCTCCAACATTATTGATCTCTTTACGGATACCTGAAAGGGTTGCCTGATGAGTTTTAAGTTGGCCCATCTTAGCATTCCATTCAGCAGTTCCGATAGTCAGGCCATTCAATTCCTTACGAAGCGTCCTTGCTACTTGCTCTACATTCTTAATTGAATTCTGAGCAGGCTTTCCATCAATATAAAGGGATGCACGTATATTTTTAGGTACTTCGTTCCTGGCCATAACTATTTAATCAAGATTTTTTCGATGTTGACCATTACCTTGGATCCATGGTAACCGGCTATAATTTCTGCGAGCTGCGGAAACTGCTCTTCTAATACAGGATTAAACCAGGGCTTCGGCTTTCTTTTGCCCATACCCATCTTTCCCATACTTGATTTATTTGTCGAGCTTTTCCCTCCGGACTTATTGGTAAATATTCCGCTTTTGGATCCTCCGTAACCACGACCTGCACCTTTGTGCACGAATACCATGTAGTAAGGAAATGAGAATTGGATTTTGGAGGCTTCACCCAGGTATTTTCTGACTTTCACTTCCTGTTGGTTATGACCAGGGCCAATGTGTAAAACAAGCTGTAGTGTACGCAGCTTCATTTTACGTTTTGTCTCCAGGGACCAGGAGGAAACCTCCGTATTGAAAAGAGAAGTATTGGACATAAAAAGAGCGATTTCTTATTTCAAAAATCGCTTTAATGGAAGGCTGGGTAAACGACAGAGGGATATTTAAAAAAGAGAGAAAAGGATAACATAGTTTATAATAACAAATACCCAATATCTTATTAGAAACCTTGGATTTGCAACTTCTTTGGAATTTAGTAAGTTTGAATAACCAACACTAAGCACTGATGATAAACTTATTAAAGACAAATACCAAGTCTGCTGAAGAAATAATTGCCAATCCAATAAAAGAATTATAGGAATTCGTAATAGCCTAAAATGGAAAATCTAACAATGTTGGAATCGAGTCAAAGATTTAATTAGTTTTGAACAAATAAATCCAAGCAATGCAATTCAGAAATGATATCCAAGGTCTAAGAGCTTTAGCCTTTCTTTTTGTCTTCCTATTTCATTTAAACCCTTCATGGCTTCCCGGTGGGTTCATTGGTGTAGACATATTTTTTGTAATATCAGGTTATTTAATTACCTCCATCCTGGTGCATCAAAAGGCAAAAGGTACTTTTAGCTTCTTAACATTTTATGAGAAAAGAATTAAGCGGATTGTTCCTGCACACTTTATCATGCTTATTTTCGTGTTAATTGCTGCATACTTCATATTCCTTTACAATGATATTACAAACCTAAAAAATTCGGCCTTACGAACAGCTTTATTCATCTCCAATATGCTATTTGCAAAGGGCCAATCTTATTTTGGAGTAGGATTAAATGACAATCCCTTATTACATACCTGGTCATTATCTATAGAGATGCAGTTCTATTTTATACTGCCATTAATTATAATATTAATAAAGAATAAATACCTGCCCTATATTATGGGAGGGCTAATTATCCTGCTTTCCGGATATAGCACCTATGAAATGGTAGTTAACCATGCTACATCCAGCATGTATTTTTCTCTATTAGCAAGGATGCCTGAATTCTTTGTCGGATCATTATTGAGCCTTATCTTTATTAATCGAGCACCAATTAGTAAAAACAACAGTTTAATAATCAGTACAATTGGTCTTTTAGCTATATTTGGTAGTGCTTTTTATATAAATGGAGAATCGATCTTTCCGGGCATATTAGCATTAATACCCACCATTGGTACTGGCTTACTTCTAATTTCAAATAAAAATATATTTTCTGATTTACTCTCGAAGAAAGTAATGGTTCATATAGGAGAGCTTTCCTATTCATTGTATTTATGGCACTGGCCTATTATGGCATTCATGCGATATCATGAAGGAAAGATAGGAGCTTATAATTTTACGTTATATGAAATACTATTCATTTCGGTATTTACTTATGTTCTGGCATGGCTATCCTACACATTTATTGAAAATATATTTAGAACTACTGGGAATAAGAAATTTATTTTATCCTTTTCTCCGGCAGTTATATTGCTCATGGTGCTTGGTTATAGTATTCCAGTACTTGCTAAGAAAAACACAATGCCTGACGAATATATTAAACCAACTTTTGGGTTAGAATCTCATAGTAAAAAAAATATTGAAACGTTTGGAAGCACTCATCCTTCGTATAATAAAATATTTCTCTTTGGAGACAGTCATGCTGGAGCAATAAAGCCGTTTCTTGATTATATCGGCAAGCATCATAACTTTTCATTCAAGACGATTTCCACCGCCTCGTATCCTCCTATTACTGGGATTAACAGAGAGGAAATTCCTACAACTGGAATGAAATTTTATGATTTTGCTCAAACTCTGATTGATACTGTATTGACAGAGACAGCTAAAAATGATATAATTATTATTAATAGTATCGGGTTTGATAGATCACCATCAATGAAAGTAGCTTTAGCTAATTTTGCAATGAGTTTAAGATCCGATCAAAGCTTAATAATTTTAAATACTTTCCCGGTTATTGACCGGAACCCTGTCCGGCTAAATAGATCTATTGTAAAATCTACCGATTATAAATATCAGGTAAGTGATAGATCAAGCAACATGGAACTTATTGAGAATATTGCGAGCGAATTTGATAATGTATATTATTATGATCTTTCAAAAAGCAAAGTTTTTAATTCACCTCCCTTTTATAGAGATACCCTTACATATTATGATCAAAATCATATAAATATGTATGGAGCAATTGAAATGGCGAAAGATCTTGATGCTGATTTTATGACACTTTTAAATAGATTAATTAATAAATATCAATAGCATTTTATTGATTAGTATTGATATTTATTGTAGACCTTTTTCGTTGAGTATATTGTATGGGCTCATGTCTGATTTAATAAGAAACCCAATTAATGATTTCAACCTCACTGAATGTTATTGATGTTGTTGTAAAAAATATTCTGAACTTATATTTTTTGCTTGCATCTAATTTTTCAGCTAAACGATAACCATGTACAACTCTGTCATTTTCCAGCAATGCTACATATCCGGTATTTGGACAATAATGAAACCCTAATTTTCTTGGTTTATTTACTAATTCCCCGTTAAAATTAAATTTTAGTACATCGCTGACAAGTTCCCCATTTAAGTATAAACCAACCCCTGTACCTGACGCACTCTTTGTTTTGTATTCCAAAATCGTATTACTATCCTCGGATACAAGTTGCATGGCTAAGTAACTATTATTAGTGCTTTTCCTAAAATTATTTACGGAAAAACGTAAAGCTGTAATATTTTGGATTAAAAATAATCTTGAATCTAAAAAAGCATCAGCCAAAGACCCTTTTTCGATTATAAAGTTATCTATAGATGTTACCGATAGTGTTCCTGTTACGGATAACCAAGACGGTAAAGCATCCTCAGGTTTGTTATATAAATAAACTCTTTTAGTTCTACCGTAATCAACTTCTAAACCGTCTGTGTTATATATTATCATAGCATTTTTGATTAATAATGTACTTCCAATTTTGATAAAAAGAACCTGTTATTGCAGTTGTAAATAATATACATCGTTCCATCTATATCCTGAAATGGTCTAATTGACCTTATGTCATTTGTTTCATTTGTTTCATTCATTTCTTTTAACAACTCTCCCTTTCCTGCAATGGTTACATGGTCATCACACAATTCCACAATGCCTAAATTAACAACTTTAGGATCTGTGCCAGAAGCACCTCCTACGTTGGTCCCAAGCCTAGACACCGCATAATTTCTACCATTGTATCTGAAATGGGCAACCTCTGAAAAGTTTCCTACACCCGCGGCACCTGACGCATCAGGGAAGGCTCCATGTCTCTCTGCTGTTACAACGAAGGGGGAAGTGAACCAATTTAATCCATCATAACTATACGACCTACTCAAGTAGCTTTGCTCGCCCCCTCCCATTAAATGAGTCGCTATATATATGTTGCTATGTTTGAGTATATCAAAATATCCATTGTGTCCGTTGCCAGTAATACTATCAAGAGGAATATCTAAAGCCGTCTTGACATAAGTCCAATTAATGCCGTCCTCGCTTTCACTAATCTGAGTAGATTGCGCATATCCTAAACCGCTCGGGTCTGGGTATGTCTGCCAGTACATTCTAAACTTGCCAAAAAATTCGTCATATACAACGGACGGTGTTTCAGACTCACCCACAACCCCTAATTGATTTAATGCCGTTACAACCGTTCCGAACTCCGTCCAGTTGGTTAGATTGTTGCTATAAGCAAGATTTATTTTAGAATTTACACCGCCGTGATCTGTAGAGAAGTACATATAATATGTACCTAATGCACCTACTATTTTATCGGTTCTAATAATAGAAGGCCAATAGATAGTAGGTAGGCTGGTTTGACTTGCTAATAATATTTGACCAATACGAGTAAGTTTAAATCTATTATTTACAGTCGATATAGAGCCGTTTCTTGCAACTCTGTTATCTATGTATTTTTTTACAGGTTCGCTTTCTCTGTTTTTACGAATTAAGGTCAACTTTAGATTTGTTAAACCGCCAACCGTTACACAAACCGATATATAGTCGAACTCTTCGATATTAAAACCTGCGTTTATTGGTGTAGAGGAACCTGATGCTAACGGTACGATATTTACTATTTCTCCATTTGGCCTATATCCCAATAGCCCCGCATTATATGGTACGGTCGCTCCAGTTGTTGGAAATGTTGTAACTATGTTTATTGCAAAATGATTACGTACATTAAGTTTTAAAAATGTGGTTATACCTGTAGATGCCCCTGTAGCCCCGTTTGCCCTAAGTACTGTATTGTTTAACCTTTCAGGCCCAGCATAGGTGTTATCTATAAGCGTTTCAATTATAGTAGGGTCTGTTACAATGCCATTTAATGCACTTCCAACATTATCAATGTATTTTTTTACATTGTCTTTTGAAAACGTAGGCACGCCTGCGAAAAACTTAACATAATGAGTAGAACCCACCCCAAGTGAAAAACTAACTTTATCATAGTCCGACACGTCAATAGTTGCTCTTGTAGATCCTGTTGTTCTGCTCAATAATACTGTTACTGAATTATCGGCTTTTATGCCAACTATAAAGGCATCCCCTGCGACATTGCTCGTTGCATTAACGAAAACCTCCATGTATTTAGCATCCCCCAGTACATAGTTTCTCATGGACACATATCCTGTTGATGATCGTAACCCATTAGATGTTGTAATAATTCCTGAAACAAGAGCTGGGTCTGAGCTAAGGTATTCTGATAAAAACAATGCCTGTTGATTTCCGTTTAAAAAGTATGGTAAACTGTCAGGTGTTCCACCAATCAAATCTTTCAGAATCTTACCTTGCTTTGCTGATAGAGGTTTTTCAACTTCTTCAGTTAAAAGATTATCAATAATATCAGTTTTTTGTACAGAATTGACATCCAAGTCTGTTATAGTGCTAGTCCAATTATTATTCACCCTCGAAATGACTGCAAATGAATGTTCAGGGACGATAGTATTATTGAAATGAGTATATGTCCCTGGCTCAGCTGCAATAACCCAAAAATCTCCAGTTGGTACGGGACTATTAGGTTTAACTGCCCCTCTTAATTGTTTTAAGGCGCCATTTTGAAAATATTCATCCAATGCATAAAGCGGGATTTTTATATTTCTTCCATCAATTCCTATTACTAATTCATTCCCAGTAAGTGTTATTTTTTCAACTGATTCAGAAAGTGTTGTCGAATTTTCCATATTATTTATTTATAAAATATTTTGCTTCTGAAAGAATAGTGTTTCCATCCTCATCTGCTAAAGAACCTTCGTGAGGTGTTTGATTATAAAATAATGCGTTTTTGTAAAATTTACCGGAATCCTCAAGATCTCCTTCAGTGTATGCATGATCTTCATACAAATACCGATATTCAAAAGATGTTGCAAATATGCTTGAAGAGTCTTCAATTTCTTTAATTGTATCTGAAATCAAAAGTACTGGCATTAGAATACCACTATCAAGACGATATTTTAAAGAGGACAAATAGAAATCCCTCCAGAGAACTACTTCAGCTTTATTTATAAATCCGCTGGTTACTGAGAACCTGCTTTGTGATTTAATATTAAATGAAAAAGAGGAACCTCGTTTGATATCCTGATCCATTGAGACAACCTTTTCTGCTAAACTTTGAGTTATTTGCAGTTCCGTACTCCCTTCACCATAACAGGCCCTTGAATCCAAAGATCCGAAAGAGCTCCAGTTCAAAAAATAACGGATCTGCTTTTTTAAACTCCGGTCAATGGTATAGGATCTAGTTTCAGAAATTTTACCTCCTGTATTATTCGTTAAATAAACCTCATAGCTTTCAACAGTCTTGCCCGGATGAGCTACAGGAGAAAAAAAGGAATCAAAGGTTACATTAAAACCATATTTCCGATTTTCTTCGAGCTTAAAAGTATTTAAAGTAATTACATCAGTTGTAGCATCGGTAAATATTAATTTTACTCTCAATTCAGCATTTAATACTGAAATCCTTGTATTAAAGAAATATAAATATTGAGGTTGATTGGCTCTGGTAAAAACCATACGTGGACCTTGCTTTAAGAAGCGGTCAGTTGAAGGCAATCCGCCAGGTTGCAAGATATTCTCCAAAGAAGAAGTTATTTGGGCTCGATTGCTCATTACGCCGTGTAAAGCTTTCCTGTTAAACGTAGATCGTCGATTAATAGGGTTTCCGTTGATTACTTCGTAATAATCAACATTATATCCCCTGCAGCTGTTCCTACATTCAATTAAGGTAGTTACCGGTATTTCAGGATTCAGGTTACGGATATCATTTGAAATATAATCATGAATTTTATCGCTTATCTGAACTCTAATTTTACCCGTTTCCTTATTAAATAATGGAATGATCTGGTGATAAATTCGCTCACGCTTTGAATTGTCAAAGTTTTCACAAAAAATTGAAACTACAATACCATAATCTTCTTTGTAGACTTCTTTAACGCCTGGTGTAATGTTATAGCTTGTAATATCGAATTCCGGACCACTATTTTTAGCTGTAAGAATAAGATTATCACCAGAAACATCCATTTCAAAATCTTCATATAAATGATAGTTGTTAAAGAATGCGAAACGAGTTTCATCAGCTGACCTTCCTGCATAAACCTGATTGCCTGAATTATCCGGATTTAATACTGCGGTTATATTAATAGTTATTCCATTGTAAATAATTGTGATAACCGAATGAAGGGTTAGGTTTGCGATTCGAATAGAATTCACACTATAAACTGGTTCAACTAATATATAATCTGAACATTGAAATTCTAAATATGAATTGTTTCCTGAAAAATCATATGCTTTAGGCTGTTTAATCAATACTACACTCATGGCTATTTCTCCATTAAGTCTAACCAATTATCAGCTTTCAGTTCTCCATCAAAAGGAGATGAAATTACCAGGCTAACCGCCCAGCCGTATATTTCATTTGTAGGACCAAAAGCGCCTTCATCAGATCCATCTATAACTCCGTATAAAAAGTCTAATGTCTGGACATCCGTTAGGAAACGTGAGAATATTGTATCGGAAATACTTTTTGCCTGGCTAATTAATTCTCGCTTTTGTTTTTTACGTGAGGAATTTAAAACGATATAAGTAAATGAAAATGCTTCATTAAGATTGTCATAATTTCCATCCTTTTCGACACCAGGTGTTTGGATTAGAATAGAAGGAAATTTTAGTCCTGAAGTTACTGCTTCCTGTAAACTTTCTAGATCTAAATTTAAGAAAGCACGACTGGACCGGTTGGCTGGATCGTGTTTTACTTCAGGATGATTTTCTGCGTAAAATTCAAATCTATTTATCAAATCCTCAATTCTCATACTACGAATATCGCAGTAGATTGAGAGCTGATAAACGACAATCTAAAAAGCAGAAATACTAATGTTTTTTAATCTTTTCGTATTCGATTTGTCTGTCCTCAAGTTCATCTAAAATAAACATAGCATTAGTTTCTTTCAACTGATCAGAATTTCCCCATTTAGGACCTAACAGTTCACGAAATACAGTTAACCAGGTTCTCATTTCAGTTTGTTCAGCATTTGATTCCTGGTTAGTTTCACCTTCCTGTTTTTTAGGAAAAACATGTGGCCTTGCTTCAGCAACTGAAGCAAGGGCAACTGAGAACCAGGATAAGATGGAAAGCTTGATTCTTTCTTCCAGAGCTGCTACTGACTTAGCACGTTTTTCAATCAAGTTTTCATTAAATTTTTCCCTTTTATCTCCGGAGTAGTTCACTGAATCTTCATTTTGTTCCGGATCCACTGGTCTGTAAAGAGCTGCGATTAATTTATTCAACCATTGTACATCATTCGTTAAATGATAATAGTTATAAAACTCAAATACAAAGCACCATTCACCAAATCCTAAATTTGAAAGATCCTCAGCTGGAGCAATGTGTTTTTTCTTTTTTAAGTTGATCTCCAGAAAGAAGTTTTTTACTGGAGGTTTTTCTTCCAGTAAAAAATTTGTAATCGGGATTAGTGTGTGCAGATCTTCATCCGGCAATCCATCTAGAATATGGATATTTTTGGATCCAAAGATTAATGCCAGGAGCGAAACAGAAATCGTATAAGGATCTGCATTACGAAAGTGCAGCACCTGGATAATATGAGAAAAGGTAGCAGAATCCAATTCATTCCAGGAACCAGGGATATCTACGTTAAACTGAATTAATTTACCATTCCTGTCGTATGATCCTGCAATATTTCTCATTTGAATTTTTTTATTAAATATACAATTAAACCAACTACAGCAACAATTCCAAGGACAATTATAGCGAACCAAAAGCTGTTTTTGCCTTCTTTTTCGACATTAGCTTGTTTCACCTTAGAGTTAAAGTCAATTGACATCATCTGTTCGAATGTCCTATTTATTGAATCTAACTTATCTCTAAAATCAGTTGTTTTTTCATAAGTAACAATTGTCTCTGTTTTTGGAACACCCTGAACTTTAATATCTAAATTTTGATTGTTATCTGTAAGCTTTACAGATATAGTTGCTCCTGAAGAATCTGTTTGAGTAACGGTTTCTCCTTTAAAAAGCCTATCCAATTTTGTTTGAAAATGTAAACTCAATCCTGGAGTATTGATAGTACTTATTGTATTACGCTCAGTAACCGATACGCCTTGATCATAACTTACTTGTATATTATTCTCACTTGAATTGATCTGCTCTAAAAGTTTAGTATTTTCTTGATACTTATCTTTTTTTATGTCTCGGAAAATCCCACAGGAACTACAAATCATCATAGCAAATAAAGCGAATATAAAAAGTACTCTTTTTTGTTCCTTTCTATTTTTCATCATTCTTCGTTTTAAAGAACTCGTTTAAATCACCATTTTTCTCAAAATTGTAAAGCCGTTTCATTAAAAATTCAGAAGGATATTGGCCATTTGTCATCAAGAATATATTCTTAAAGATTTTTGTAGTTGGATATAGCAAAGTCATACATTGTATAAGTACTTTAAATGCTTCACCTGCTATATTATCTCCAATAGTGTACCTAAGCATCTCAAGCATTACATAAACGGTTATTATAATAAATCCCATCTGTATATTTTTCACCAAAAGAAGCTTAATTGAAAAAGTCTTGTTTGATAGGTGAAACCATGCACCAACGATCATGTTAACGCAAAGTGCAATACAAATAAAACTTCCAAACTGCTGATTCTCGTTAAACCACCAGCCTATCACATTTAATATAAAAGCAATTGGGGCAAAAGTTGCTACTGATTGCCAGGCGTATTGAATCCTGTCTGAAATATCAATTTTCGAATCAGCAAGAAGGATAAGGTGTGCAAATATTCGTTTCATTAAGATGCAATTTTATACTTGTTATAAGCTTTTTCCATTGTAATATTATATGCTTCACGATTCCATTTTATAGCCATTTCTTTGTATTTCGCTCCATTATAATAGTAAGCAACCAAATGCCAGTTTTTCTCTTTTAATGCTTTAAAGAGTTCAGGCCTCGACTTGATGTAACGAATCCCAAGTTCTAGCTGGTTACGTTCTGAGATCTTAGCAAAATCCCACATTTCACCAACTGTTTTAAATCCTAAGTCTTTATAATGGAATCCCATAACCTGCATCAATCCGATTGATGTTGATTCCATTGCGGCGTTAGGACTAATTTTAAAGGCATTATTGAAGGCAATCCATTCTTTTGATTGTACATCCACTTTATTAATACTCCATGCTCCTGAAGGAGCAAAAGGTTCTTTCCTACGAAACCAAACAGGCTCAAACTGAATAATAATTTTACCTGTCTTTTTATCAAAACCCAAACCACCGGATTCAGCAGAAATGAAAGCCTTCAGAGCTGCGTATTCGATTCCATTAGCCTGGCCTAATTCAAAAATATCTTTCTCGCTAAGTTTCATACGTGATTAATTTGCCCAAATCCCTTTTTCTCGGTCATTGGTAATTTTCAATTTTCTTTTTGATTCAGGTGCAGTATAACCAGGGAAATCACCAAGCTTTTCAATGATCATAGCAAGCCCATCCTGTAAGAATCGATTTCCATCCTCGGTAAGCTGAGTAAAGGCATTATCAATAGTTTGCTTATCTGCTACCAGTTCCTTTTTAGCTACATCGTAATTACCGTGCAGATTGATAGTAGCCACACCATTTTCGAAAGTTATGATACGTTCTTTTAATGCTTTTGCAGCCGTTAACAAAGCGATTCCGGGCTTTATATAACTTTTCAATAATTTGAGCTGAGCTTCACTTAAAGGTGTAGCAGAAGGAGGGTTTTTAAGCGATTCAATAAAATCAGTACCAAATAAAGTATTCAATTCCTGTTCTTCAATCCTTCTCATGATATATGACATGGAATGAAATACGTAACGGGATCTGCCAATATTGAAATAATCAGTAAAGTCAGCTGCAGTTGAGATCAGGTATTGTTTTTGCCTTTTAAACTCATCCGAATTGTGATATTCAGGAAATTTTGCAGAATCTCTTTCAAGTAATTCAAGCAAATCCTCTACAGCGCCAAATCCTAATTCAAGCAAAGATTTTTCAACCTTTCCTACCTGCCAGCTGAAAGCTTGCTTTGTATCAGCATTCGAATTTATCGTAATTCCAGCATTGCCAATTTTAACAGAAAGAATCGGTAAAGCGCTGTGATATCCCAGACATACAATTACTCGCTGAGCAAATTCAATCGCTTCTTTTATTATAGCGTCTGTGGATTCAGATTCATAAGCAGTTTTTAAACTCTCAAACTGCTCCTTACCAATCAATCCTATCAGAATCCTTTCCGAAGTAGTAAAAAAGGGTTTAATGACTTCAATTTCTGAAGTCATTGATACAGGAATGATATTCTGCACCTCCTGAATATTTTTTATGAGTTTCATCAGCTTACTACTTTTTGAGTTCCAGCACCAGTATCGAGTGTGGTCAATACCATATCTTGAATTCCGATTTCAACATCAGGATCCAAGCCATTGTATAATTTTATAAAATCGAAAAACGTTAATAGGATATCCCTGTCTGCTCTGAGCTGTGACCTGAGATCCAATCCGGATTCACGGATATTAGAGCCACCATTGTTTGCACCTCCAGAGTAGGATCCTCCGGTATTACCTTGTCCGGAAATTGCTGGGTTCATTCCCATTGAGAATAAAATTTCAGAGTTAGCTGCAGCTGAATCAGGTAAATAAGAGCCATTCTTCATTTTATCGTCGATCACTTCGATTGACCAGGCTCCAATTTCCTGTTTAGTGATTTTATCGGTACTAGTAAAACTCATAAATGTCTTTTGAGCATTCTCAGCACCGGTAAGCATATCGTTCAGTTCATCATAAATCTCCTGGACAATCTTATCTTTTTTATCCTGCTGCATCGTGTCCCAATTGTTCCACCGTGTTCTGAAATAATCTTGGGGAACTTTGATATGATATTTTAAAGACATCTGATTTTTAAAGAGTGCCTTTTTATATTGCGGGATTGAAATAGCGATATCAAGCCATCCGCTTTCACGTGCTGAATCCCAAAAAACAACCGGGTAATAATCATTTAGAATATCTGGCCAGTATAGAGGCATGATATATTTGAAGGTGGTTTTATCATTGCGGATCTCTTCTATCTGATATGGATATTCGAGCATATCAATGACCTTTATTTTTTCGCAATCAGCTGCTTTTACATCAGGAAAATTACCTGAAACATATACATATTGAATCCTGCCATTTACTGCAGGAGCAAAACGGCAATGGCTTGCTTTATGTGCATGAATAGAAATAACCTTAGATTTATCCTTAGAGAAGATAATTTCAACATAAGCAAGTGCGAAATAGGAATAATCCTGACCATTAATTAATCGAAGCCCCTTAAAGTTGGAATTTCGCATGATTGCCTCCCATTCAGGTACTTTTACCATTTTAATGGTTTCTTTTCCGCTTTCTGTGATATCTTCAATTTTATATGTCATTATCCGCTGACCGTATAAATATTTAGTTAAACGCTGCAGCCCTGCTCTGCCAACAGTTGTTTTTCGCATGAGCTTTGCAATCACGATTGGAAAATCATCATTCGCACCCCATGGGATCCATTCTCTTTTGCCTTCTTCTTCATCTTTTGAAGGAGTTGCAACTTTATGTTTCTGTTTTGGATCCAATGGCAAATTCGGACCAGTTGCTTTATTGGTAATTGACAATAGAACCGTTGAATTTTTTGCTTTATGTACAAGCAAAGGATTGCCGTTACTGGCCTTTTTAATTATTACTCCACTCATATCCAAAAAATATCTTCATTGTTTAATTGAAAGATCAAGCGATTATGAACTGCGTATTTCTTTTCGGTTACATTATCCTTTATTCCTCGCATCTCATGTCCTTTGCATGTTGGAGGCAATCCGCAACGGTTTGCATTTTGCAAATGAATCAATTCACCACCGGTACGTTTATCCCGGTTAGCAGTTAAAAAGACAATAGAGAAGTTTCCGTTACCATCCCTAAAATCTTTTTTATCGATTTCTCGCAAAGCCAGTTTCAGTTCGATCATGATCCGAATTTCGGGATAGGAAAGCACGGAATAAACGACAGTAAGAGTGTGTAATAAATGCTATAGGATTATCTATTAAACCATATAATTTAAATGTCTTTAGTTGCAAATTTGAAACCGATTAATTACATTTGAGAATAAACCAAACTCATTTTTATTATGGAAGGATTAACTGAAGAAGTATTTAAAAAAATAGTTTCTGAATCTAAGTGGTATATCAACCTAGGTTATACGGAATCTAATGCGAAATCCATTGCCAAACGTTTTAGGGATGGAGCATTAACATTAGATAAAATTGAAGAGGTAATTAAAAAAGCAGGATATACAGTTAAACAAGAGAAATTATGGCAGAAGTAGGTTATTTAATTGGCGCTGGAGCTAGTGCTGATTGTGTTCCAGTTGTTAATGGTATGGCAAACAATGCGAATGAAATTTTGATTCAATTGGATAAAATATTAATGGGTACTCATGGATTTGAAATCGCAAATTATTCTGGGATCGAACGTAACTTGATTAGGATTCAGAATAAGAGAATCTTAGAGAAAATATTTAATATCTGCGATAACCATTCTAGCATAGATACATATGCAAAGAAACTTTACATTTCAAGAGATAAAACAAAATATTATGAACTAAAGAATGATCTATCATATTATTTTACACTTGTTCAAATATTGAAAAAACCAGATAAACGGTATGATAATTTTTGGGCTTCAATTCTAAGTAATTCTAAACCTCCAAGCAAGGTCAGTATATTTTCATGGAACTATGACTTTCAATTTGAAAAATCATATATGGAATTTGGAGGAACTAAGTCATTGAATACAACATGGTCTATGTTAGGAATATGTTCTCCAAATTATCCAATGGACAGAAATGGAGAAGAAAACTTTAACTTCACAAAGCTTAATGGTTCAGCAAGGTTTAATAATAAGAATAATATGAATGGTTCATATTTTTGTGAATTTACCTCCGACGAGATTAACAAAAACCTTGGTAATCTATTCAAGATATATTTTTCAATGTATGATAAATATGGGGAATATAATAATGAATTGAATTTTGCATGGGAGGAGGACAAAAGCAATGTTCTTTTAAAAAGTATAAGACCTGTATTACAAAAAATTAATGTATTGGTTATAATTGGATATTCATTCCCATTCTTTAATCGTAAAATTGATGAGAGATTATTTGAAGGTATGACCTCTCTGAATAGAATAATAATTCAAGATCCTGATGCTCATAATATCCATGAGAGATTAAAAGAGTTTTTACCATCAAGTATAGATAAAATTGAATTAAGAGGAGATAAAGTTCAATTTGTCTTTCCAAAAGAATTAGATATATAATACCGCCCTCCGGGCGGCGCGAAAAAAGGAGTTGCTAATTTAAGAAACTCCTTTCTTTATTTGATATCATTTACATATACCCTTCATCCGATAAACTTTTATATCCATCGAATGAAAGTATAATATGGTCAAGTATCCTCATATCCATTAATTTACCCCCTTCTCTAATCTTGTTTGTTAAAGTGATATCCTGATCACTTGGTTTCAGGTTCCCGCTTGGATGGTTATGACTCAAAATAATTGCTGCAGCATTTGCTTTTAATGCAGTTTGAAAAATATTCTTCACGTCTACAACAGTTCCAGCCAAACCACCTTCGCTAATTTTAGATATTCCGATCGGAATATTAGCCTGGTTCAAAAGCATAATATAAAACTCTTCTTTATAAGCTATTTTATCACTCCAAAATTGACGAAACAATTCGGATGCATCCAAACTGGAAGTAATTGGTTTCATGGATAAAAAAGGAAGTAACGGCTTGTAATTAATTGAAATTTCGTTGAAGTAAATCATAATCGTATCGGCTAGAAATTGTTGTGTAAAAACTGGATTAACTCAAAATCAAATCTTTCAGGATGTTCAATTGCTAATTGTTCAGCATACCCCTCAAAATACAGGTTATCTAAATGTTCAGCAAAGATTTCATAGGTATTTGATTCATTTGTTTCGGCTTGATAAAAATTAGTTACGGCTTGCATAGTTAAAAGTTTAAGTTATTTCTCTTTGTTTACTTACCTAAATATACGCAAAAGGTTGCAAATTTGCAACTATTATTATCAAAAATACTCTCAATTTTTAGTCTCAATTTTTCAAAAAATAATTCTATCAAAATATTGAAAACCACCGCTTTAAAAATGAAAACCATTCTTCAGGGTTTCATTTTTATCAACGAAGTGCACCGCCTGCCCTATCCGAAAAAGGCAATTGCCTTTTTGATTTTCGCATAGGTATATGATTTGACCTAAATTTAGGACAGTATTAAAAATCTATGAAAAAATGTGGATTTGACCTCCTAGAGCAGGGATGCACGTTTGAATGAGCAGCACCCCTTAGGATGGCAAACAGTTAGGAAAACTAGTGATATATAGGAGCCCAGGACTCTTGTTGAGCAGCTGTCAGTCCTGCGTATTTACCCATTAATAAAGTGTCGTGAGCATCACTGAAATGAGTTGTAGTTCGTTGGTCTATCTCATGCTTTTTTTCATCCGTTTTATCCTTTTCAAAGCCATTACGTCCCTGCTTTACATTAGCACCATTCAACGATATAATCAGGTATTTGCAATGATGTCGGTTATGGCTTACTCGAGGTAATTCAGGACGATCCCCTTTGTATAGAGCTCCCATAAACCGGTAACGATCATCTTGTCCTGGCTGTTGACCGATATACATATCAATAACACTCCAACCAAATGAAGAAAGCACACGCTTTACAATATCCGGATACATCTCAGACCGAGCATCCCTATCCAGGGCTGTGTGATCATACCAATAGTAAACTGTCTTAGCCCTGTGAAAACGATAATAGGTACACCATTTATTCAATAGATCTTCGAAGCGATCCTTTTCATTAATACTCATTGCTGAAAGGAAACGAAACTCATGATAATTATCTTCCTGGCCAGTAACAATACCATTAAACCATGCACCATAGTCCATCGATATTTCAAGAGGCTGATCAAAATTAACATCCCCATCCTGCATGGAAGTCATATTTGAGAATGAATCAGAGTTATATCCATTATCATTATCAACTATTCCCTCCAGGTAATCATTATTGAAATTCACGTAACTATGCACCCGGTCATCAAAGTGAGGATAGAAACCTCCTATTACTTTCTTGGGGCGTATGTTATCAATTTCAATTGCATACTCAGCAGGGGTAAGGATCCGCTTCTGATCTTTAAACCAATCCGGAGGGAGATTGTATTGGTTAATTGCTGAAGGACCTGTAAGCCAAAGATATTTTTTAGGATATTTTTCAGCTAACTTTTCATACTTAAAAATCCATTCTGCTCTACGAATACGAGGCATTGAGCAGTAAAGACTTAAACGGCGGTATGTTTTACATTTTTGAAAAGTTGTGAACTCACCACGCATGGTAGGAATAACCTGTGCTTCAAATTTTTTCTGGTCGATATCTTGTGCTTCATCGACCATACCAGCAGAATAATTTCCACCTCTAGAATTTGTGTCCTGGCTTAATAAATCCCAGGCTGTACCATTGTAAAAAAATATTGAGTGTTTTGGATCCAATGGAGGTTCGAATGGCATTTTCCATTTCCAGGATCTTGGAGGCAAACGGTTAACGAAGAAATGCAGATCCTTTTTCAGACCTAACATTTCAAGTGCTTTTATCGTAGATGGAAGTGTCCTGGTTAAACCCTGCTGATAGGTTTCATTTAAAATGAAGTTTTTTGACCTAGGCATATCAAGGGTCACATTCTTTATATCTAAAGCTGCACCAGTTGATTTACCACCACCACGACCTACCTGAGTAACACGAATCCGTTGAGGTGCCATCTCTAAAAACAGCTGCATCGGATTTAATACAATATCCGTGGATCCATCGTTATTCATCATCATCATCCTCTTCCAAAATTTCAACTGGATCAGCAGATTGAGCCATATTGTTTACGACCTGAGTTAAATCCACTTTACCACCTTTAAGCATTTGCTGAAAGACCTTAAGGAAGCCATCAGGCAAAACAATATTATAAGTATGTGGCTGTAAACTATCAAAGTCAGGCATTTCTGGATCAATCGTATTAACACCATTAATATCCGATATCGCTTTAGCCCCCTTCATCATTGCCTCTTCATTGTTTTTTAGCCTGGCAATACCAATAGCATCCATGGTTATTTCAGTGGCTAGATGCCTGATCCCTTCTTTGGTAGCTTTAGATATGTCTCCAAACATGGAGATTGCATCAGCACAATCCCGGTAAGCAGTTGCCCTGGAGATACCAGGAAAACGTTTCATTAATATTGCTGCTGCATCAGCATGGGAGTTATAATTCCGGATCAAGGTAAAGGCTTCCATTCTCCGATTAAGCATTATTTGCTCATTAGCAGTTAATATATCCACGTTGCCTTCAGGATCCTTTAGATAAGCGATGATCTTCTCATAAGACGTTATTTTACCTATCAGCCTCATCTAGTCTTTGAATCGTTTAAAAAAGTTTGTTCTGCGATCTTTTGTTCAATCTGCATGGCTGGAGATGAGAGCTGCTTACTCAGTTGAATGATGCTATCATTAAATTCAGCTTTCCTTTTGTACCTGCCAGAGAGGAAAGCGCGCCCAACGGGATGATCAGGATCATCCAGGCATTCTAACAAAGCACCGGTGATAATTGAAATTTCCTTTTTATCCAGGTACCGATAAGCATAATATTCAATCTCCTCATGTAGCTTTTCCATCATACGAACTCCTCCAGGATCCATTTAATATTAGCCTCAGCTAGTTCTTTGTTTTTAATGATCATACCAACTTCTTTACGAGGATTACGTGTAAAGTTTGCAGATCCCATCAGAACGATGCTATGCGATTCATTTTGAATGACAGTAACTTTTGCATGGCATTTAATCAGTTTGAGATTGGTAAAGGATCCGGTTGCCTGCTGTAATATTTCAGGCTTACGGTTTCGTATCCCTTGATCCAGGATAGCCCATATTGACAAAATTTGACCGCTTTCTTTCCAAGCATTTAAGGCACTGATCGTATCAGCTGCGATACTCCAGGTTGTGAAGAATACATTTGCAGGCCCGGTGTACCGAAGGATATATTCAATAAGTTGAATATTGCTCCAGGCACCATCAGTCATAAAAAATAAATTTTCCCAGGACTGATCCATATTACCGATGGCTGAATGGATCGTAGATAATTTATCATCAGAAAGAAATCGAGGTCCAATAAAATCAATGGCCAGTCCTCGGGATTGATTAGTTATCTGCTCAGATTTAAAAATATTGAGATCTGTGATATTAAACAAGCTCATGAATCCTCCTATTTATTTCATGAAGCTTTGATTCCCGAATTTCAAGGCGGGCTTTTAATTTTATTTGCGCTTTAGGACTATCGGTATTTCTCAAAGCAGCTTTATCCTTTGAAATGTAAGTGGCAATATTTTTTGACTGTCTAAGTAATTCTCTTAAACTCAACTCAGATACTTCCTGCACCTGTTCAATTTGTCTCATTTCACGAACGGTACCTGTTTCCCTCCACTGGTCTATAGCCCCCCAACTTTCATTCACGAAATCCATATCATCCAGTAGATCCAAAGCTGCAGCTAAACGATGCTCCTGAGAATCCATCATCGGAATAGTTTCAAACCGTTTACGAGCTTGAGCATATCGGTAATTTTTCTCATTACGGATCTTCAGGATTGGATCCGGTGCATCTTTCCATTTGTCAGTCTGATCATCAAGTGGTGGAGGATCCTTAAAGGTTATTTGTTTAGGCTGGAGGTTTGAAAATTTATTGAGTTCTTCCATTCCCTGCAGGAGTTTGGAAAAATGATAATTCCCGGTACCGGTACGAATGATGGCAAGGATTAATGGATCAGATCCGTATTGCTCATAAAGCATTTTGCCGTGATGAAAATCACGATTTGAGTTAAGCCACGCAGTTATTGAAGCAATTGCCATATTCAAAAATGGCAATTGCACCTCCAATATTAAACGACAGACAGGAAGGTGCTATTTACGATCTAGTAGCCAGTAGGTTTTATTATTATTCTCGTTGATGGCAGGTACCAAATCTATACGGTTTAGGAGGTCAATGAAATCATAAGTTCCTAGGTTTACCGGTACTATTTGTTTCATGAAAATGATAAACTCTTCAGCTGAGAAAATATATTCAGCCGTTTCCCAGGAATCTGAAGGAACGAACATCCTTTGGATGGTATCAATTAGGTTAAGCTGATCAGTAGAGAGTTCTTCTTCCATAAAAATACGATAAGGGACTGCTCTCACTGCTTAATGCCGTGCTGATGGCTTTTGCATAATGCTTATAACCAACCACTCCCTTACCGCAATACGGTTCGGTTGTGACATTAAGTAAGTGAGAGCGCCGTAAATATACAAAAAAATCCTGCTCAACTTAATGAACAGGATCCTAACCATAACTAACCTAAACCATTATCTTTTTTTGTTTTCGGAGGTTTTAAAACTTTAAGTTTTAAGAATTCGATACCACCACGATAAAGTGTATCAGCCTCCTCAATCCTCATAGTAGTAAAATCTAAGGTTCCGAATGTTGCATGATTGATTTTGCCTGGCATAATACCAACCAAATCATATTTATCTGCAACCTCTTTACTTAATTTCTTGAACATGGCTAATCCTCCTATACTGCAGGCGTTAGGATAGAAGCTAACGCCGTTTTATAAATGGGTGGAGGAGTAGCAGAACTGGCCTTAAACTCAAGAACTGTAGTTCTTCCATCTGCTATTGCTTTTCCTGAATTCGATTCTGAAGTATCAAGGAAAGCAGGATCTGTCAAATCCCCTAACACACGAACCTTATTGTTTTTCTCTTCAACAATAAATACCAAGTTTCTATTTGCTGAAGAAGCCACAAATCCTAAGAATTCTGCTTCTGAACCAGGAAAAGAAATACCTACAACATTCTCGAATCCTTTACCATCTCTTGGACCTACAATAGTCGAGCGGATCTCACCGGTTTCAACGGTACAATAAAGCGGGAAAAATTGTTTTCCGGTTTTCATAACGATTGGACCATCATATTCTACCAGGCTTTCAAATGTAGTTCCTGTCTCGGAATCAGCGAGCGTTGGAAAGGATAATATGTCTTCCTGAAAAGCATAAAAGACACGTTTTGTTCCTGCTGGGTTAAATCGGCCTTGTGGCCATTGAATTGCTTTTGCGTTCATCTTTATATAGATTGAAATATTAAACCATTAATTATTAACAGGATTACTAAGCCTCTTTAATTTCAGCTATAACTCCTGATTTCACTTTAACCAGATATTCTAGTGCCTTCTTATTCTTTGAGAGCTCATCAGCATTTAAAACCCCAAATTCAGGAACATTAAATCGTTTACCTTTTAAAGTGTATTTCTTTTTATTCACTATGACAATCGAACCCCCTGAAGTATTTTTTTCTTGAATTTCAAGTAAAGAACTTAACTCAGTTACCTCATCGATAGCTGCCTGGTGTTTTCCCTCAACCTCTTCGAGCTTTGTACTTAATTCTGCGATTGTAGCTGCAGCTGTGTTGGCATGCTCGCTCATCGTTTTAATTTTTGATTCTAAATCAGCGACTGCTGCAGTTGCTGCTTCTATTGTTTCAAATCTTGGTTTTGACATTCTATTTAATTTTGCTCAGGAGCTGACTCCTGAGCTGTAATACCTTCTATTAATTATCAATGACTTGGAACCTAACCAGGATCAACCGGATTCAATTCAACATCATTTTGGAATACCCACTCCGGATTCCAGAAACCGATTGATTTCCAGTAGTCAGTATATAACTTAACTAAACGGTCCACATTTTCAGCACGCATGATATTTTCATTACCAGGAGCCTTCACATACTGAACACGGTTAATTTTTGGAGTAGCCCAAATTTTGTTAGATCCTTTCATTGAATTCAATCCAATCACCGGAATATCTGAATCAATTAATTTCGCTAGATCAGCCTGAGCATAATTAGAATTATACTTAGCTCGCATTCCTTCACGGAATAAGCGCGCATTTTTTGGAGAAACGAAATAGGCATCAATCTCAGTTGCCAACTCTTCATTGGTATCAAAAATTGATTTATCAAAAGTTTCAAAATAAGGAACAATCAATGCTGCAGTAGAAGGCATAGCTCCCATGGTAATTGTATTTCCTGACCCATCATCATGTAGGTCATTCAATTGCTGCTTTAAACCCTGAACGTTTTTACCTGCACCGTTTGCAGTACCAGCTACAGGAGCAGAATATACACCTTTGTAGATTTCGTTCTTTTCATAATCTTCGTGGCTTTTCTCAATAATCTTTTTTACTACATAACGAACGAATGGCCATGTTTTACGGTCTAGGTTGTTATCAGTTAAAAAAGCTAACCAGGATTCATGAAGTTCATCCGGATAAAATTCAGCATCGATTTTTAAACGATAAAGCTTTTGTTCCAAAGGTGTGAATGTTACATCAACATTTGGTGTCCATTGTTTTTGAAATGCCTGTAATACTGTCGAGACTTCAGCAGTTGCACCTTGTTTTAATGTATCCTCAGTCACACGCCTATTGAAGTATTTCTCGGTCTGAGATTTCATTAAAATTTGATCCAGGATATCTTTTACGTTAGCTGTACCAGCACGATAAAAGGCCCCAAATTCTGAAATGATATCTGCAGCAATAATAGAATTTAACTGACCGCTCACATTTTCCCTAGGAATAAGTGATAATACAATAAAGACAGTCCCAATAGGTACCATCATTTCAGGAATATCTGCAGCCTGTGCAACGAAGGCACCCGCAAAGAATACTATTGCGATTAAAACTCCGATTTTAAATAAAGAGATTAGATTTTTCATATTTAATTGTTTGATTTTTAAAATTTTAAATACTCTGTGATTAATGATATTTTGAAATTTTAGCCTAGCATTCTATCAGCCTTCTGATTATGTGGCAAAGCATCCATTAGAGCTTGGAATTCAGCATCCTCAGTACTCTGAATTACTTCATCTTTTCCTGTTGCAGGTTTATGAGTAGCACCAGGTGCAGCAGCAACTTTTGCCTCTAATTCAGTAATACGAGCATTTGCGGTTGCAAGGCTAGTATTTGCGGTTGCTAAATTACTTTCAGCAGTTGTGCGAGCAGTATTAGCAGCTTCTAATTGAGTAGTGAGTTGATTACGTTCTGCAGTAACATTTGCTGATTCATTAATTAAACTTTCGGGGACGATGGTATAGTTCGTGATACCTTCAGCAGTAAGATCAGCGTTTGCCTGATCTAATTGTTCTTGAGTAGCGTTCTGAACGCCAACTAAAGCAACTACATTGTTAAACTTCATATTTGAAAATTGATTTTTTACGTGAGAGAATATTTTATTTAATAAGTGAGGATTTGGCTCCTCTTGACGTTGATCGTAAAATGCAGCAACCTGATGAATGGACATGTTCTGTACATTTTCAGGCATTTCATCAGCGTTATAATCTTCAATAACATCGATAAGCTTAGCTTCCAAAGCTTCTTGTGAGCTAAAAAATGTATCTTCATAATTCATCCAGAGTGAAAGGACATCTTCAGGAGTTTTTCCTGTCCTATCAGCAATCAGTTCCGATAATACTTTATCATGTGTGTCAAGCATATCAGCCGTTGATCGCATTTGTTTTGAATTTCCCCATGCTGCACCACTTGCATTATGCAGCATCATGATGGACCCTTTTGCTGCATGAACAGTATGACCTGCCAGAGCAATCATTGCTCCCATGGAAAGAGCAATTCCATCCACATAGGTATGAATGTCTTTTTTAGAAGCTCGTATAGCATTAAAAATTGGTAGACCGTCCCAAATGGATCCACCAGGAGAATTAATATGAATATCAATTCTTTCAAATTGATTCTCCAAAATCGAAAGATCTCTTATAAATTTTTTGGCTTCGTTTCCTTCACCCCACCAATCAGGACCAATAACCCCATAAATATCAATACGACCCTTTTGATCTGATTTATTATTGACTATCGAATAAAATGGCTTTTTCATACCACAAAGCTTGTTAAACGATATCAGGGCATAAACGACAGAAAATCAACCTGTATAAACTGGTGCTCGGAATATCGAATTTCCTATAAATGAAAAGTCAAATCCTTTAGCATCGGACCGGTTGGATCCAGTCGAAAAATCAGTCATAAATTTTAGAGGGTTTCCAAATCCACCAATTAGCCTGGTCACGTTCCTGGAATCTTCTACCAGCACCACAAACTCATTTCCTTCCATGATCTGCATCTGATTCAACAATTCTACATGACCTCCAGGACTAAATCCAGATAGTTTTTGCTCGTAATAAATGCCATTAGGAGAATCCTTTCCAGATTCTTCAAAAATGAGTGTATAAGGAGTTGCATAACCGGTCAGCCAGCTGGCAGAATTGATCAATGTTATCGGTCCTATTGTCTTTCCATCCTTAATGGCAGGAAATGAAAGTATAGAACTAACCGGTACAAACCGGAAAGACTTAAGCCCTCCAGGGTTGTAATTCTTTTTAGGTGGAAAGTGTGTTATCATATCCCGAAATTCGGGATAGTAAATCAGGGTATAAACGACAGTATTAATTACTAATTTTTAGAAATAAAAGCTAATCGACAAGCGTCAAGTAAATAAATATCAAAACGTATTAAATTAATAATGAGCTATTTAATCTATGTTTTTCACGTTCCCACATTTTTTGAATGGTTTTTAATGGTAGATCGTCTTCTGTGATGTCGTATTTCTCGCAGAAATCTAATAGAGCTGGCATAATTTCACCTTTCTTACCGGTATAGCGGTAAGAAACAAAATCAATCATGCGATCATGAAATTCATCCCGGAGAAAAGAATTGAATTGATATTGATGCCAGGGTGAAAGGTTAATTCCAAAGGACCGTTCGTAATGTTCTTTGATCTCAATCTTCATAATATCTGTACTTCCTTTAATCAAATATTTATTGGTCCTTGTAACGTATGAGAATCGCAAAGAATTTAAAATAAATACTCCGAATCGATTTTTCTCAGTTAAAACAAAGGGGTCGGTGTGATGATAATAAGTAAGGTACTTAAGTAGGTAAGATTTTACTCGGATAGACTGTATAAATACCATTTCAGAACGAACCTTTTAAAAAGTTAGGCTTATGATATAATAATTGTTATATCACTCTAAATATACAAAAAATAAAAGGGATTATGGAAGAGAAAATTGTACAAATCCAAAAATTTAGTAATAATCCTCAAAAGTTGTCATGGTATAAAAGCCTTTTTTATTATTAACTTCTTAACCACCCTTAAATATTTGTGAATCAATGTCTTTTCGGTTAAAAGACGTTTTAACCGAAACACATCATTTTATTAACCGGAGAAAAACCTTAAAACGGTTAATAATTATTCTTAACTCTTCTATTTAGTTAAAGAAATAGTAAAATATTATTAACCTTATAAAATTCTGTAATTCAAAATCTTAAACGCTCCCTTCCTTATCGGTTAATAAGTTAAAAAAATATTTAACATTTACATGCTCAAAGGTTGCAAGGAAAACGGCCACAAAAAAACAGGAGCTCGAAGCTCCTGAATATGGCAAGATCCTCGTTAGCGAGGATCTTCTTTTTGCGCTGCATCCTAAGGGATGCGAGCGCCCTGTATGGATTCGCACCATGTGATTGTAACCGAAATAAATATTACTGTTTTTTATTATCTTGCTTTTATGAAAGTCACAATTAACCCAAATGACATATATTTCATTCTCGAAGATGGAAAACCAAAACAGGTTGGCTATGATACATGGAATGCTTGGTCGGAGAACAATAGAGAACGTATCAATACTACTCTGTTTTTTGTAGCTGAAGGAGTGGTGGCTAATTTCTTCTTTTATGGAAGAGTAGAAACTATTCAATTTGATGATGATGGATGTCCATTATTATGGTGTATTAATGAGTTTGATATGGAATCTTCAGAATATCAAGAAATTTACGACAAAGGGATAAGAATTGAAGGCATTGATTTGATTGAAATAATTGAAGCAAGAAAAGAAGTTGAAAATGATGAATACGAAGGCCTTGATTCGTTTAGCATGTTTGCAACACAAGAAGATGCTATTAAAGCCTTAGAGGATAGTTACGGTGATTGGAGATCAAAGGTTATCGTATTGGATCCAGAAAGATTGCCACCATTAGATCTGAATTTCTAATCGATCCGTTCCTGTATATCTGCTCTATTCGTTTCACCAGTCCTGTCAGCTGTAACCCTATAAACTTTATGAGCTTCTAATAAACCATCAAAGGGCTTAAAGAATGATTTAATTTGTTCAGGCTCTTTAGCTTCAAGCCAAGCATCGCGATCATCAGGGGGAATGATTAAAGGCATACGCTTCTTTTCATTATGAATTTCGGTAAGAAGCTCATTAGCCTTTGTAGTAAGGACTGAGAAAGTATCGATTACTTCACCTGTATCTTTATTTACCCAGGGAGCTATGACAATTCCAATTGAAAATATACGCTTTTCAGGTAGGTAGATATAGTAGTTATCAGTTTCTTTTTGCCCTTTTACTTTATGTGGCTCGTAAAAGCCATCCACCCATAATAATCCCCGGTTCTTTTTGATGTAGTTTTTATATGAAGCCTTCTCAAAGATGCTTTCCGATTCAGCATTACAGGTATTTGCGTATTTCTTAGCCTCATCTTCATTCTTTACCCAGAAAGGAAGTAGCTTCCATTGAGCAGAATCTATTGTACGATGGTTCTTATTTGTAGTAACAGGAAGAAACGGACGTGCAAAACTGGATACATGAAAGTATTCTTCTCCTTGATAGTTTACCTGATAGCCTGGAAGCTGTTCAAGCATTTTCTTTACAGAAGGTGTAGATGAGTGATAGCACATAAAATAAAGTTATGTATTTTTGATATATGAAAGAAGCTTTAACTAGAGAATTGTTGCTACGCCTTCAGGAAGAGGGATACACAATGCTGATTGCGGAAAACCAAGCAGATCAGGATAATTATATTTTTACGCCTTTTAAATACAATGTAGACGAATTTACCGATACGCATATTACGACTGATTTAGAAGATGATATGATTTTAGTTATTCAGGAAGCTTTAACGATGAATTTTGAAGATTTTCTTAATCACAAGGTTATTTTGCCAGAACAATAAGCACGTCTTTTATATTGGTCGTGTATCCCCTTGATAAGTTTTCCTGTTTCATGGTCCACTTTCTTTCGTAACCGGTTGCTGCCATCCGAACGGTATCCTTACCCTGAATTCTATTCACTTTATCCATTGCTTTCAAAGCAGTGATCATTTTCCCGCGGCTTTCCGCTTTTGTATCAAATAGCGATTGCTGTACCTGATCATCTGGTCTGATATCCATTAAAAATATGCCTACTTTCTGATAACGGTAACCCGGTTGAAATATCTTTCTTAATAAATATTTTGCTGCTTTAATTAATTCAGAAGTATTTGAAGTCGGTACAGGAAGTTTCATATCCATACCAACAGAATAACGGTTCTTTGGATCCGCAAAACGGCTGGTATGGGTGAATACATTGATCTTTGCACAAACCGAATTCTGATTCCTTAATTTCAATGCAGCGATGGCCGTATAGGTAGCAAGTGCCTCAAGCATTACAGATAGCTCAGTTTCTGCTTTACCAAAGCTCCTGGAAGTTCCGATACCTTTTTTCTTTGGCCGGATGTATTCCATCGGTATACAGGATTCACCTCTGAGCTCTCTCCACATACGTACACCTACGATTGTCATCTGCAGCTGAACCCAACCGGCCGTTAGCTGCGTAAATTTATATGCATTGTCTACACCAATATTGAGAAGCCTTGCAGCATGCTGCCTTCCAATTCCCCATACATCACCAATCTCTGTTTGCTTCAAAGCTACGTGTTCATCATCAATCGAACGCAGAAAAAATACACCACGCTCTTTATACTTTTTTTTAGCAATTCGGTTGGCAATCTTTGAAAGTGTTTTTGTCCTGGCCACACCAATACATACCGGTATACCGGTGCACTGCAGCAGCTCTGCACGAAGTTGTAAAGCAAGCTCTTCAGGATCCAGGTATTCATACCCTGCAAGGTCGCAAAAGCATTCATCAATGGAATATATTTCTTGATCAGGAAAGTATTTCCTTATGATGGAAGTAACACGTAACATGATATCATGGTACAAAGGATAGTTTGAAGATCTCACCCAAACATCTTTGTGCGTTTCCTTCAGCTGAAAGTATGGAGCGCCCATGGAAATACCAAGGTCTTTTGCTTCCTGGCTGCGAGCGATAGCGCAACCGTCGTTATTGCTCAATACAACACCGGCTCTATTCTGTAGCTCAGGCTGAAAGGTTCGTTCACAGCTTACGTAAAAGTTGTTGCAATCTATCAATGCGTACATTTCTGTTTGTTTGTTGGTTGTGAACGGTAAAAGGAACTACACCCCAAATCTCGAAATGAGTAGTTTCAGTGCGTTTTATCGGAGAATAGTTAGGATTGTCAGGCATCAAATATTCATCCTTTCCGGAACGGAGGTAAGCACGTAGGATAAATTCACTTTCTAAAATTCCTACAACGATATCTCCGGACTTAGGAACCAGTGATTTATCAACCACTAGCAGATCTCCATCAAAAATACCTGATCCGGTCATACAGTCTCCAATTACCCTGGCATAAAAAGTTGCATCAGGATATTTGGTAACGTAATCGTTCAGGTCAATTCTTTCTTCCTGGTAATCCGTTGCAGGACTTTCAAACCCTGCATGGATACGTTCGGAAAATAATGGAATTAAATTTTTCCCTTTCTCTCTTTTATATAATACCAGCTCCATACCTTACTCTATCTACTAAAATATTTAGCAAATATATAAATGAAATTTTAAGAAAGAAAGAAATCAATAGGTTCAGATTATGAATCATGATCTAAACACTGTTTTATTGCAGCTCTTGAAGAACGAAGCTGCTACAATATCATTAGCTAAGTCATTGATGACTAACGAAGAGTTTGAGGATTACTGTAAAATGAATAATGATTTTTTTAAAATTATCCTGGATGGGTTTAATAAATTATACCCTGGAGTATTATAGACTTTCTCTAAAATTTCTTACCATTTTGTTTTTTTCGATTTTCTGCTTTATGGTCTAGACGATTCATATTGTACACCAACTTTTCCTTCAATGCTCCACCCAAATCAAAACCTTGAGAGCCTGCTAAATCAAATATTCGTATTACAGCATCAGCTAACTCAACCTCTGCCATTTTTCGATTAGGCAAATGATCATCATTAATGTCTTTGCGAAACCCTTCAAGTGACTCAGATACTTCACTATGAATTAATGCAAGCATAGTCCCCACCTCTCTAGGGTTATCATGCCATCCAGCTTCTTTAGATAATCCATAACAATAATTTACTAACTCATTGACCATGCCAGCCAATCCAATTTGATTAACTTGATCTTCTAATTTTTCTTTGTATGTCATCATTCCTCCTTATTATTTAGTTATTCTTTCTTCACCTGGTGAAAATTCAATTCTATGTATAGCACATCCCTTTTGAATGGAAGTCACTGTTCCATCTGTGCCTCGAATTAGTTTTGCTTCTTCACAGTATTTCTCTGAAGGAACTAAATCTGCTTTCTCGCAGGAAGCTAAAGAAATAGACATAATTGCAATAACAGCAACTTTAATCTGCACTTTTCGTGCTCTTGTAATTAATTCAATTTTGTTCATTTTAATTCTAGTTAGGTAAATAAATATTTTTCATTCTCTTCAATGATTGTAGTTGTAAATGGAAATCCTTTTTCTCCTCGAGGTACTTGTTTGATTGCTTTCATCAATCCGGTTGAGCCAGTCCAAAGCAGGTATTTAGTATTTTTCATTTCGATCTGCATGTAAAGGCAATCTCCACCAAACTTTGAATCTTTAATGTAATAGGCCAAGACTGATATTTGACGGTTGAGCACTTTGCTGACCTTTATCTGATCTCCGGTAAATCCTTCGTTTTCCACTTTGATTCCGAACTCGCTGAACTTCTTCATTTGGTAATAATTTTTTAATTAAATGTTTACAATTGGCATGTTTAGCCCAACCTTTATAAGCTGCTATTGTGGCCATGCCTTTCTTATTTGCTACAGCTCGAGCAAATGCTTTCTTGATACTTTTTCGAAGGAGCACATGTGTGTGATAGGCAGGATAACCTACAAAGTCAATCCCCCGAGCAGCAACCGGAAACACCTGGTAATTCCCCTTAACATCTAGCTTTAGCCTGGTCCGTAAATAGTCTCTTATTTTCAGTAGAAGGTTGTGTAGATACTGTTTATCATTCGAAAGGATTACGATGTCATCAGCATACCGGAAATAATATTTTACACCTATCTCTTCTTTAAGCCAGTGATCAAAATAGGTCAGGTAGAAGTTTGCAAAATACTGTGAAAGATAGTTTCCTATAGGCAACCCTTCAGCACTGTCAATCACTTCATCTAATAACCATAGCAAATCCTGATCTTTGATCTTACGTCTCAATAGATTTTTCAGTATATCGTGATCAACACTTGGATAAAACTTTCGGATATCGAGTTTTAAGCAATAAGTAGTTTCCTCAACATTTTTCAAAGCCTTTCTTAAAGCCCTGGTGGCTGAATGAATTCCTTTCCCCTTTATGCAGCTGTAAGTATCTGCAGTAAACGTGGCCACAAATATTGGCTCCAGTATATTCATCACTGCATGATGTACAATCCGGTCAGGTGAATAGGGCAAACGTGATATTGTACGCTCTTTTGGCTCATAGATCTTAAATACTGTATAGGCAGAAGTTTTATAGGTTTTATTGAAGAGCATTTCCCTGATCTTAATAATATTGGCTTCACGGTTTCTATCGTGCACAATGATTCCAAATTGCCTGGACTTTCCTGTCCTGGCTATGTCATCAGCGAGCTCTAGGTTTTCTATGCTGCAGATCTGCTTGTATAAATTGTTTATTCGTTTCATTAGCCTTTGCTTTGTCGGTCATTTTCGCTCATCGCTACCAATGCCCTTTTTAAGTCTGTAATTTTTTACCAAGAGGTAAGGTCTGCTTCACAATGTTTATGCAAATGTGGGAGCTGAGATTCGAGTTCGAGTTATCGTAGTTGTAGTCGTTGTACGAGAAACTGGCAGCTGAACCAACTACAGCCTGGTAAAGCACAACCTGGTTTGTTTAACCTTCTATAACCATAAAGGCACGGTAATCATCAATAAAGTATTTGGCTATATGCTCAGCTGATTTGCGGTCCTTTAAAACAAGGCGGGAGCTGAGATCCGAGAACGAGTCATCGTAGTCGTAGCCGTGGTACGAGAAACCGGCAGCCGAACCAACCACAGCCCCTTTAGGTGATCGCATATCCCACAATGGATAATATTTTGGTTGATTATAATTATTCCAATCCGGCTTCCAATCGCCGTTTAATACTTCAATCGTACGGATCACTTTTGTGAATCCATTGATAGCTTTTTCCTCCGGAGTTTTTGGATCCGGGAAAGGCAATGATGCAACTGGATCTATGCCTTTAATTTTACATACATCTTCGTATGATTTTACTGATTCGTTTTTCATTTGATTAGAGTTATGGTTTTAAAAATCTGTTATATATTTCTACAAATTTTTTACCTGCATCGATCGCTAAATCACTGCTTGCAAAAACAAGGCGGGAGCCGAGATGCGAGTCCGAGCGATCGCAGAAGTAGTCGCCGAACGAGCAACCGGCAGCCGAACCAACCCATTTAAACCAAGGATAATACTTATATTGATTACTATCATTCCAGTCTGGAACCCAGCCTTCATTGTAGACTAAAGCAATTAGCTTGATCTGTCTATAGGCAATTTCATCGTCTGTTAATCCTTTACAGCTTTTCTCAAATTCTTCTTTTGAGATTCCACGCTCTTCCAGGATATCATCGAACGTTTCAATCCGATCAATCACATTACCCAGAAAGTGCTTTTTCCCGAATAAATTGGTAAGGAGTTTCTTTCCTTTTTCATTTGCCTGTTGATAGGCAGTTAAGGCATTCGCCTTTTTTACTTCTAGTGTTTCCATTATATATAGTTTAGTTGATTATTAATTTAATATTGCGATAAGCCCATTGCTTTTTTGTGGTGGCTTTCAAAGAATGCTATCTCCTGATCAGTTGGTTCCTGCCATATAGAATAAAGCCAATAACCAGAACCGAATAGGCACAACACCAAGAAGAAACCGATAGTCAATACTTTCATATCAGTAAGGGATTAGGTTTAAATAAATTGACCATAGGACGATCAGAAAGAAGATTCCAATACCGATTTTAAAAGCCTTAAAGCCTTGGCTTTTGTAAACCAGGTATATGATCAGAAGGCTTATAATGATGGCAGTAATAAGGCGTAACCATGGTACAAAGCTAAATATTGCACTTAATGGTACCACTATAAGTACAAGCCCAAACAACCATTCAATGCCTTTATCTATATCTCTAATGTCTATCATGATTAGGCTTGCTTGATTTTACATAAAAAATAACCTAATCCATTCCATTTCCTATCGGTTAGGAATAGTGTGCAATGGGTAAATGACCCTTCAAATAATTGCACTTCATTGTCGTTCCTGTTCACTACTTTAAAATTGTTCATGATCTTTTTATTGTTTAGGTTGAATGATTTCATTTACTGCAGGTGCTTTTTCCATAATTATCTCCAGGATTAATTTCTCCTTTTGATTATTGAGGTTTACGCTGTATTACGTGATCTATTTTTCCAAATTCTGATTCAAAAAGAGCTAAGAAATTCGAATAGCTTTCTTCGTTCAAAAAGACAGTCTTGTCAATTATTTCAAAATATTTACTCATTGCTTTCATGATGGATTAGTGAATTTTATTAGTTGTTTTTTCTCCAGGTCGTAAATAGTTTCAATTGGTCGTATTATTGGATCTGAATTTTCTTTTCCTATCTCTTTAAATCCGATCTTCTTTAAGCTTGTTAATTCGTCCGGGCCATTAAAATGAATATTCAAACCACCCTCTAATGTGAATGTTACCATCATTCCATTAATCCCTTCATCACACAAATGGAATACATCCGTTACCAGGAACTCACGCTGTTTTACGTCCCGGAATTTCATTCCGGCAATGATTTTAAAAGCCATGCTACAATAGTTTTAATTGAATGTTATAGCCCATTTTTATCAACTGACCAATGTAGTATCTGTCAGGTACCGGTATCTGTGAAAAGCGTTCGTACGGTGCGATATCAACCTCTCTTTTTGTTGAATCAATAGCAAACTTTTGTTTCAGGATCCGATGCAGGTAATACCTGCGATTGTGAAATTTTGGGTTCTTTTTCATGGCTTAAAAATCTAATTGACTTTGATCATCAGGAAAGTCCTCCAAATTCTCAGGGAATCCTTTCAGATCGGAATAAGGGTCTTCTATTACTTGGAATTCATCCATCAACTCAAATTCCGGAGTTTGAATAAATATCATTTCTTTTGCTTTTTGCTGACCCTCTACTGGAGTCCAGACATTATTCCTTGCATCGTAAACACGCTGCTCTACTTTCTTAATAATTGGACCTTTCTTGCTTTGGAACCTGGTAGGATTTAAGATATAACCGTTTAGCCTACAGAAGAAACTAAGGCGTTCTTTCCATCCGTGAGCGGTCATTCCCGATTTTGGGTTATGGTACATAAAGTCACGGTAAGCCTCTTCACGGATAATCATCACATTCAGCTTATCGCTTTCCTCAGCGAAATAGGTTGAAGCCCAGTCCAGGAAGTTAGGGCCCATGGCAGCAGTCAGATTCCTGACATTCACATTATCCATTGCTGGAGATAATTTGCGCTTGGTAGTAAGAAAGAAACTAAGTGCATAGGCTGCAGTATTGTAAAACAGGTTCCATTCCTCTTCAGTAAATTCATCGAACATCAGTTTCCCGAATTCGGAAGATGGATCACGGCTTTCTCTGTAATCAGTAGTTTCACCTTTTACATGATAGTAATCAGAAAAGACGGTGTAGATAATCCGGCGCTCTGTAGATGGCCCTAAATTATTAGGTGTATAGTTGGTAGACATAGAGAATTTACCCGCCTGAGCAAAAGGAATTACATAAGGCTGTTTTCCTTTTGGGTTTACTTTCACATCTCCGGTGATATCGGTATAGAAAATATCAAAGTTCATCTGTTGATGAGCATCTTCAATAAATATGTACCGGTGATGTTCGGTCAATCCATCATATTTGTGTGGATCCTGTTCAAGTTTAGTATTCCTGCCTAACAGCATGAAATTATTCTTCAGCAGCGTTCTCATAGCCGTGTCCAGGAATATTGATTTACCGGATCCTCCATGTGACTGGCCATCGTGGTTATTCTTTCCATCCATACCCAAAACCATCCAAGCTTTGGATTTATTTTTATAGCGATGAAGCAAGTATCCCAGACAAAATATTTTATTGATCAGGTGTGATTTTTGCTCTTCTATTTCTTCTGCTGAAAGAAGAACCCCATCAATTTTGAATAGGTTATCAACTTTATATTTCTCACGTTCAAGAGGAGTAAGATTTGAGTTATCCAGGTTCTTTTCCAATTCAGTTCTCCAATGGATTCTGGAAGTTTGGATCATAAAACGCAAGAACAGACATCCGTAATTATTGATCTTAATATCATAGCCACCCACTTCATCTTTAAGAATTTCGAATGGAGGTTCTTTTAACAGTTCAAAACGATGATCATAAACGTCACTTTCCCAAATAAAACGCTTGATAGTTTTAGGATTGTGAGATTTAAGTCCAGCTGCAGTAATTTCTAATGTCCGATTACGAAAAAACATGAACTGAGAATGAGGCGTGAAATCGGTAAAATCAAGCTCTATTTCATCCAGGTTAGTAAGACTACTATCACTCAGCTGCGTGGTCCTGAATATTGCATTCCTGAGTGCTACATCAGCGCTGCGTTCCTGCAGGAAATATTTAATAAACGCTTTAATTTTTATTGGTGTCGTTTTTTTGACAGTATTTCCTGTGACTTTGATGTATTCGAAATCAGTTTCTTTGTTACCCACCGGTATACGGAAAAATCCGTTTTTTTGAAGAAAGTTATAAGCATGTACGTTATTAAAATCATAATCGATACCCTTAAATTTCCCTTCACGTGTGTACGTGTATTTCTCATCCCAAAAACGATAAGGAAGAGCAACCTCCACAAGCTTATGAAATTCCGATACTTCAGCAATGTTCAGCTGATCCCGGACATCTTTGCATTTATAACCACGAGAATCCGTATGGTTTAATAGATCCTCAGGCAATTCAATGGTTAGCAGGTCCAGAAACTGCATAGCCCTTTCGTGTGCCTGTTCCTTACCGGTGGTGTCAATATCCATCAGCTGATAGAGTTTCTCAACCATGACCATGATCTTTTTATATTGCCATTCCTGCAGCTTAGCGCTTTCACTATTCAGCCAAATTACCTGGTAACCTATCAGAGCGACATTGATTGCATCCGAACCTCCTGATACAAGTACAAGCTTCTTAATTTTAATATCCTTTTTTGATTTTTCAGATACTTCAGCTCCGTGATCTTCATCTTCAGCTTGATCATTGTCATCACTTTCAACCTCTTTTTTACGCTTATTGTATTCAGCCTCCAGTTGCTTAAAACCGTGTATGAAATCTTTAGGAGTGGATCCGGGAGAATACATGAACCGGTATTTCTTTTCAGCATTTTTAGGCTGATAGAGTTTTTTATGAGTTCCTTCATCGATCAGGAATATTGGGTAATCTGCAGTAGAAGCAAAAGTCACCACCTTCCTGTCTTTTACTATTGAGTAGGATAGAAGGGGATGCCAATTATAATATTTAAATACTCCAGCAATTTTCGCATATGCTTTTTTGGCTGTATCCTCATTTTTGTGCTTCCATTTCAGTTCCTTCAGAACATTCTTTGATACCAGGTATTCAATTTCATTATCTGTAAAAGATTCACGGACCTCAAACTTCCATTCTCCTTCTACATCATCAGTTCCTGCAGGTCTAGAGCTGATCTTTGCTTTTACTTCAACACGCTGCTCAGGAAGCACATTATACCTTTGTGCCAATTGTTGTATAGCCTGGCCAAAGTTTACACCCATTTCAGACATATATAGCTCTATTGCACCCTTCGATTCCTTCGATACTCCAAAATCAACCACATTGTAATTGCCACTTTTTAGTAGGTTTAATTTAGCTGAGGCGGTTGATTCATCACGGCGCTTAAACATTCGCTTTGGTTGCCTTACGGAATCATATGCATCCGGATAGAGTTGAATAATTATATCCAGTCCTCCGTTGGTGGCTTTTAAAATATCATCTGCAGAAATTGGGTAATCGGACATGTTTTAAATTTGATCGGTGAATTAATTGGTTTTGGGTTGACAATTATTTACTGGCCGTCCGGAACCCGCTCGTGATGATATTCCTGTTTATTGAAATGTTGGCCATTCAGATCTGAAAGATATTCGTGGATCTGCTCACCCAGAACCATCCCCACCTGAGCGACACAATGCCTTAACAATTCCTCTGATCGTAATAATAGTTCCTCAGCACGTTCTATCTCCTGAACTGCGTTATCGGATAGTTTCTTATTCTTAATTTCTGCTTTGGTCGCTGTAAAATTCATTGCTGTGAATGTTTGTGTGATTAGAGGAATTATTGTTTAAAAAATGGGATTTAAGTATCGTTGCAGATACTATTAAAAGTGCTATGAGCAAACAGGCAATTAGAAAGGACCACCAGGCATATCTCCGGGTTCGTTTATATTCCAACGAGTGGATCCATAGTTTTTCTTTGGAAAAGTCAATCAGATCCTCTTCAAATTTTACCGGTAATTTTCTTACAGATCCCATAGCTACTTTTTTAGAGTGTCGGTTAATTCACTTACGTCAACCAGGCTCATATACCGACTATTCAACCTACTTTCCATATCCAGTAGATCTGTATGGTCCATGTGCCAATACAGATTCATCAATACTGCAGTTCTGAAGAATCCCAGATCCATAAATATTTTTTTCTTCTCTTCAGGACTTGCATCTCGAATCTTAAACATCACCCTGATATCTTCCAATTGTTGACTTATAAATTGTATCTGGCTCATGACATAATTGGTTAAAGTTTTAATAAAACCACGCTACTGCATACATGGTTAAATTTGCGCAGGGGAAATCAACGGGTATAAAGAACTTTGCAGCGCGCAACCCGGTTACTGATAGGCTACAGTATCGTTATGGCTTGGATCGGGATTTTTCTCTTTCCAAAACCTTAGTTCTCGCTTTCTTGGTATAAAAGAAACACCAATCCACTAATGGATTTATAAATTCATCATAATGTGCACGGTACTTTGATTGAGATGATGGCTCCAAATCATATATGAAAGACTTTAACCAATAAACAGAAGATGCAATTACAACTAGGGGAGAAGTAGCATGATATTCCATTTCTTTTAATATTGCAGCTGCAGCATTAAGCTTTTTTGCGGCCCCATAAGCAGATGGAAACTTTTCAATAATATATTCTTGCTGTTTAACAAATCTTATCAATATGGTTCGAATAGCTAAAGCATATTGTTTTTCTATGAAAGCATTTGCTTCCTGTTCAGATGAACAGATCTTAATCTTTGGATCAATATTCATCTTTTTATCAAAATGAACATTGATGAGCTCACGCTTTGTTATTGGATTGAAAACTCTTTGTGCAACTACCAT